ATCGCTGAAAATATCAATAAAACATATGGTACTACTTATAATCCCAATTATATTTCTACTATATATAGACAGAAAATTCTTCCTGCTATAGCAAAGGCCGCCGATTATCACAGATAGACAATGGAAAATATTTTTTATCCAGAGTTGTTCAAAAAGTGTAAAGATTGCGGCAAATATTACTTAAAAACAACAGACTTTTATATGCGGCAAACAAAGTCCAAGGACGGCTTTGCAATTCGCTGTAAAATGTGCCAAAAAATTAAAAGGGAGTAGAAAAATGGAAACAAATCTTAACAAAAAGCTTATGCTTTTGATTGCCAAAATGGAACCTATTGAATTTTGCGGCCTTGCAAACCTCTTAGGTGTAAAAATAACTGAAGAGGTTGAAACTGAGTCAACTGATATTAAAGATAAATATAAACCGCGTGATTTCACAGATGTATTAGCAGATGTTATGCAAAAGTTCGACGCTCTTAATCGACAGAAAAAGAGAGAACTTTTCAAACTTGTAAAGAAATCTGTATCTACGCGCAGGAGAGATGATATAAATGCCGGTAATACCGAAAATACCAAAACAACAAACTGAAACTAAAAAATGCGCCCATTGCGGCCGCGTGCTGCTTGGTTCTTAGTTCTCTAAAACTCATAATGGCTTTTACCCAGATGGCCGCCTTCCAGTATGTAATGAATGTATTGCTGAAAAGATAGAGGCGGCGGATGGTAATTGGGATACTATAGATAAAATCTGTTAGTGGGCAGATATTCCCTTTATAGTAAAAGAATGGGAACGTATTAAAGCTATTACTTTACCTTCAGAAACCTGGGCCTCATATGCTAAAGTTTTCGCCGACTCCGAATATGAAAATTTGGGGTGGGCGGATTATTATAGGCAATATAAAAAGTTAAAAGAGTGCGGCCTTATAGAAGAAGAAATACCCGAAGTTCGCGAGAAGCGTTATCAAGATTTGCGGCGCAAATGGGGCGAAAATTACGATGATGAAGAACTTAATCATCTTGAAGATCTCTATCGCGGCCTTTTGAATACATAGAATGTTAATGGCGCTTTACAAATTGACCAAGCATAGAAACTTTGTAAATTATCTTTAGAGATCGATAACCGTATTCGTGCTGGTGATAAAGACGTCGATAAATTTATGTCCTCTTATGATAAAGTTATTAAGAGCGCTGAATTTACACCAAAGAACACCAAAAACGCGACTGACTTTGATTCTTTCGCAGAGGTCGCCTATTGGCTTGAAAAGCACGGTAAGATTAACAAATTCTATGATAATGTTACCCGTGATGTAATTGATGAATCTATAAAGAATATTCAAAATTACAATCAGCGGCTTTACACAAATGAAGGCGGCATTGGTGAAGAAATTACTTCTAGATTGCAAGCTCTCAAGGCGGCTAATGCTATTGAAAATTCGACTAATATGTATGGAGTACAGCCAGAATTTAATCCTGATGAATATGACAATGATGCATATATCATCGATGGTGAAGCTGATGACTTTAATCCCGGCGGTGATGATGTAGAATGAGTGTTATTACTTTATTAGACCCTGCCGATTTACAATTTAATGTACAGGATAAGCTATATCGAGATGGTATAGAACTAGAAAAAGGAGTAGTAGTTACTCCTTACTTTTTAGATCGAAATTAGGATTTCCTTTAGGAGTGTTTTTAGCTTTTCTCTGTTTACCCTGATATATTCCTTGATTTGATAAAGCCGCAAGGCACTAATTTTGAACTCTTTCCATATTAGCGTATCTTTTTAAGGGCCTGTATGAGATATACTAGTATCTTTATTACTGCCGCGCGTGCTACATCCAAAACATTTCTTTCTATACTGGCTAAATACCTATAGTGTGTCTTCTTGCCTAACCACGTTGGGTCGATTGTTGCACCGAACAAGTAGCAGGCAGCGAAGATTACAAAATAGAAGATTTATGAGATATGGCGCATATGGCCGCTTTTGAAGAATGAATTAGAGCCTGGTAATACAGAAGGCGTCCACGCTAACTTTGGTAAAGATTATGTTGAACTTTATTTCAAAAATGGCGCTAAACTAACAGTCGTTGGTGCTTTGGACTCTGATCGTGGTATTCGTACGCACGCGACTCTTATTGATGAGGTACGTGACCAAGATGGTGATGCAATTGCCGAAATCGTATTGCCGCAAATGAACGTTTCGCGGCGTATGGAAAACGGCTTGGTTAACCCTTATGAGATGATAAATACCCAAGTTATATATGCTACATCTGCTGGCACAAAGGCGTCCTTCGCTTATGAAAAGTTATTAGATACTTTTGAATCTGCCATAATTGACCCACATAGTAGTTTCTGTATAGGACTTGACTATAGAGTGCCGGCTTAGCACGGCTTAATAGATACTAAGTTTGTTAATAGTTTGAAGATGTCGCCTTCCTATAATGAAAACACATTCGCGGCTGAGTATCTTGGTGTATGGCTTGGCGGCAGCGATGAATCTTGGTTTGATTATTCAAAATTAACAAAATATAGACGAATAAAAAATCCCGAATGGAAACAAAAATTTGTAAACGATAAAAATGTTTTCTACTTAATTTCAGTAGACGTAGGTAGATTACACGACTAGACCGTCGCTTGTATATGGCGCGTTAATATTCGTGATAATAAATACTATTCGACGCTTGTTAATTTATTTGTCCTTGGCCGCCAGGCAGAATCAAAAACTTTTACTCAATAGGCTATTGATATAAAGAAGCTAATTGCTACTTATAATCCTAAAGAGGTAGTTATTGATACTAATGGTTTGGGTATCGGTTTAGCTGATGAAATGATTCGAGAACAAGTTGACATCAATGGTAGCGTTATTCCGGCCTATGGATTTTTTAATAATGAGGATTATCGAAAGATCCAACCGAAAGACGCGCCCTAGATTCTTTACTCACTAAAGGCCAACGGCCCCTTAAATTCAAAAATCCACGGTAATGCCTACGCTCGTATTAATGGTGGGTTAGTTCGCTTTTTAATAAGTGAACAAGATGCGCGTACAGCGCTTCTCGCGACTAAAGTTGGCTAGAAAATGTCAATGCAAGACCGCGTTAAGCGACTTATGCCGCACGAGCTCACCACTAAGTTATTTGAAGAAATGGCTAATTTGAGGCTTCGTAAAACAGGTTTAGATATAGTCCTTGAATAGATAAATCCTCGCTTTCCAAAAGATAAATATTCGGCATTTGCTTATGGCCAATGGCGAATTAAAGAGCTGGAAGAACAAAACTATGAAAAAATTACTCGTCGTGGCAGCGGCCTCAATCGTAAGCTAATTTTCTTTACTGGAGGACAATACTAATGGAAGAAAAACGTGATATTTCCGTCTTTAAGCGGGCTATAGAAGAAATGGTTGCAAAGAGCGGCACTTCTTGGAATGATTCTTTAGGTTTTTCAATTACCAGTCGTAAAATTAAAGAATACACTAAAGAAGAAGTTGAGCGCATTATCAATAGCGGCTCAATGCAGTAGTTATAGCAACTTTCACGTAATTTCTTTTATAAAGATAGTTTTTATAAGCGTATAATTATTTATTATGCTACTCTTTTAAAATATGTAGGCATATTAATCCCTAATCCAAGTGCGGGTAATACTCTCTCCACCCCTCATATTCTAAAACGGTATAATAATGCGCTTGATTATCTTGATAAAATAGGATTACCTGAGTTGCTGACTCGTATTTCTCTTCGCGCACTTATAGATGGCTGTTATTATGGTATACTCCAGAATGTGACTAAAAATGATTTTGCTATTTTAGATTTACCTGCAGAATATTGTCGTTCTAACTTCCGCGATTTCCACGGTAATGATATAATTGAATTTAATGTAACTTATTTTAATTCGATAACAAGAGAAGAAATAAGAAGACAGGCATTAAAACTTTATCCGAAAGAGGTGTCTGATCATTATTGGCGTTGGCAAAGAAACCAAGTAAAAACACCTTGGGTAAGAATACCTACAGCAATAGGTATTTGTTTTCCTTTCACCGATGATATGCGGCCACTCTTTCTTGACCTTATTCCTGCAACAATGGATTATGATGATGCAGTTGAGATAAATAAGGAACGCGACTTAGAAGAAATCCGTAAAATTATAGTTTAGAAAATTCCTTTCTATGATGATGGTCGGCTTTTATTTGAGCCGCCAGAAGCCGAAGAGATGCACGCTGGCGCAGTACAAATGATGAAAGGTAATAAGAATGTTAGTGTTCTTACTACATATGCAGATGTTGACGCCATTGTTTCTAACACATCTTCAGAAGCGGCGACTAACTCATTAGAAAAGAACTTGTAGAATGTATATGCAAATGCTGGCGTTAGTAGTTAGCTGTTTGCTCCTACTGGCAGCCAGGCTCTTATGACCTCCATCCGTAATGATATTGCTATGATGATGATTCTTGGCAATAAATATTCGCGTTTCCTTACCTTTATTATTAATACGTTATATTCTAATTCGAATATAACTTTTAAATATACAATTCTGCCGATTTCCTATTATGATGTTAGTGATTACATTACTGATAGCTTTAAATTGGCGCAAAGTGGTTATAGTTTCTTATTACCAAGTCTTGCTTTAGGTATTACTTAGAAAGATTTGTGTAATTTGAAGACTTTAGAAAATGATACATTAGATTTAATAACAAAATTAATACCACTTTCTTCTGCTTACACCGGCGGCGCTTCCGAGAATCCAGTTGGCCGCCCAAAGTTAGCGGATGAAGATAAATCAAAGAAGACTATTTAGAATGAGCAGTCATTAGATAATGGAGGCTCAAATGGATAAGAATTTATTTGAGTTCGGCGTTTAGATATACGGTGAACTAGAAAAGTATAATGAAGTTTTAAGTAAGGCACGGTGCCGTATCTTTTATAAATATGAAAATCGCAACGGCACCTACATTACTGATGAATTTGCAGATAAATTAATTTCTTCTTTACCTTATGTTCCTGTTAAAGGTATATATAATCAATCAGAAGAAGATTATACTGACCACGGTACTCAACGAGATTAGGGCCGCGTTTACGGTATTGTACCTGAAACCACTAATTTTGCTTGGGAAGAACATCTTGATAGTGATGGCGTCTTACGTACTTATGCTTGCACTGATGTTTTACTTTTTACTGCGATTTATCAAGAAGCGGCAGAAATCGTAAACAAATCATAGTCAATGGAACTCTATGCTCCTTCATTAAAATACCACGAAGCTATTATTCGTAATAAACGATTTATTGTTTTTGATGATGGCTGCTTCTTAGGTTTACAAGCATTAGGCAAAAAAGTAGAACCCTGTTTTGAGGGCGCTTCATTTTATACTTTACAAAATACTATTGAATATGCGATTAACTAGATAAAAGAATACGGAGGTATTAAAATGCACATTAATTTTAAGCTCTCCGATGATTAGAAGTTCCAAGCAATTTGGGCGCTTCTGAATCCTGAGTTTAATGAAGAAGGTAATTGGACTGTTTCTTACGGCATTACCGCAGTTTATGATGATTATGCCTTGGCCGTAAACTATGAAAATGGTGAAATGTGCCGCGCATATTATAAGAAGAATGATGAAAATGATATGGTTGAACTTGGTGAAATTACCAAGTGCTATATTCTTGATGTAACCGAGTCTGAAAAGACTACGCTTGATACTCTTCGTAAGTTAAATGGCGACACTTATGAGTTAGTAAGTGATGTTTTAACTAATGCCGAAGAAAATTCAACAAAAGTTTCAGAATTTTCTACTCAAATTGAAGAGTTAAATAATTCTATCTCTACTTTACAAACAGAGAAAGAAAGTGCTGATGCAAAAATTGGTGAGTATACAACTCAGCTTGAGACTGCTAACAGCACCATTAGTTCTTTAAATGAAGAACTTGAATCTTTAAAGAATTATAAAGCTGATATTGAGACTCAAAAGAAAGAGGCTGTTATTAACGAGTACTCTGAGTTGCTTTCTGAGGACATTTTAAACACTTATCGTGAAAAGATGGCTGATTATAGTGATGATGAACTTGATATGCGGCTTGCTTATGAGTTAAAGAAAAATAATTCTTCTATCTTTAATAAGAAAGATGAGCCAGGTATTGTACCTAAAGATATTGGTATATCTGGAATTGAAGCAATTCTATCAAAATATAAAAAGTAATTAGGAGGCTGTTTATAAATGGCTAGAATGATTATAGATGGTTTCGGCCAGGTCGAGCTTAATAATGTTGCCTTCCGTCGTGACGGCCGCATTGAAGCACAGTGCGCTCTTGATACAGCAGTTTTTAATGCTAGTACTCCTTGTGAGAATGGTATGATTCTTAAGGTTGATAAAGCTGCTCATAAGATCACTTTTGCAGACCCATCTGCCGAAAATCAACTTGTTGCTCTGAATTATACTACTGAGCATATGTATGACGAGCGTAAGCCCGGTCTAAAGAATTTTTACTTAGATGGTCCTAAGGGTGCTGCTAAGCAGGACTTTTATCCTCGTCTTGGTTATCTTGCTCCTGGTGACCTCTGGACTTCCGACTGCGTTGATCTTGGTTCTTATGCAACTGTTTCTGCTGTTGCTTCTGCTCTTGAAAGTAGCGCAGTTTACGCTGGTGTCGGTTCTCAGGGTGCCCCTGTTCTTAGTTCTAC